ATTCACAACACGTCCATGCTGGTCATAAAATTTCTTTCGTGATTCACCTATCTTCTTCTTGTGTTCTTCTGTTCTTTGGTAAATTCCGCTTAGGCATCTTTAATCCTCCTGTTATTTTAATTTTCTGTGCCCTTCTGAGCCTTGTTCGTGTCTGTTAGGTAGTGGGATAGCACATTAGCTCCATAATCAATTCTAGCCCTATTTACGGCGTCAGAATTGGCTTTCTTCAATTCCTTTAGGCAAATATCCATTTTCATTTCACATTCTTTCTGAATATCACTTCCTTCGGGTGCATTAAGCCACATTTGCTTTATATGCTTGAACCTGTTTAATAGAATTTCTTGTCTCGTCATCTTTATCTCTCCTGTTGAATAGTATCAATAAGCGAACCAAAATGGTAATATTAATTGTAATAGATGTCGCCTTGCTCTTTAGCAATATCGTGAATGGCTTGTACATCTTCCAATGGCAATGATAAGGTATCGTCTAGCTCTATCTTGATTTTATGCCATAACACCTTCATTCTCTTGCTGTACAACTCCCAACAATCGTCACCAATTGACAAATGTTCAAAAAGCTTTGTACGTGATTCCTTGTATTCGTTGATTAATTTTTGCAATTCTTCTATCATTAATGTACCTCTCTATGCTTATATAGTATTTATAATTTTTATTTTGTTAAATTTAACAAAAAGCACAACCATTTGTATGAGTAGTTCATAATTTGTTTGAAGTGTAAACTTAAACAAAGTCTTGTTCTAGTGATTGTTTCTTAGCATTAATCATCGCTTGTTTTTTAATCAATGTTGGTATATCTAATGAGAACGCAACTGAATTAAACACGCTACTTTTATAATTAGTTGTAGGTTGTTCAAAATCGCCTTCATACATGAAATAGTAACTTAACAAGTCTTTAACCTTATCAAGATAGTCATTTTGTTTGAAAAATATACTAGGTATTTTCTTTTGGTAATAGACGTAGTAAACTATATCAAAAGGTATTTCCGGTAGCACTCCGCATTTAACCGCATATTTAGTTACATTAAACTTATCAATAAGTACTATGTACCTAAAACATTTGCGTCTTATACCACCATTGTAATTGATTTCTTCACTTTCAAATATTTCTAGCAACATAAATCATCTATCCAGGGGTACAAGTCACTTAGTCCGTCACCCTTAGGTACTTCTACTTGACCTACCTTTTCTTCTAATTGTTTAACCTTTTCTTGTAATTCTTCTACAATCTTTATTGTCTTTAAAAGGTATTCTTTCAATTTTGCTATTTCTTCGTCTTGTGTCATCTTTTATTACTCCTTTGTATTGTCACATACTTTCAATTTTCCATTACCACTTATAACCACCGTAAAGGTGTCTCTGAGGGCTTCTTTTTCTAGCTCCCTAAACCAAGTATCACTATGGTAAATTCGTGGCTCAGAGAATAGTTTTTGTAGCTTATCGTAGTTGTACATCATCCAATTAAATACTACAATATTGTTACAATTGTGCGTGTTTAGATATGTTTGTACTATTGTTGTCTTTTTCATTCGTAATTTCTCCTAACTAAGAATGTTTTGTAATTGTATAATGTGTTATTTGCGAACATTTCCCTTATATCCCTTAATGGAACACCGTTGTCCAACATTCCACCCAATAATTGTGTTTTGTATTGGTTCGGGTATTTCTTGTATTGTTCCAATGTAGGAATACAATAGAAATCCATAAGACTTATAATGAAACCTTCTATCTCGTCAATGTTGTATGGTGAATCTTTACCACACATCTTTTGTATTTCTTTTTTCTTAGAATCACTCATAGTTTGCCAAAGAACCATAGGTAATCTAATTCTTTTTACTTTCATACTCATAGCTAATATCCTTATTCTTAATATGATATTTTAAAGACTTTCAACAATTTTTTAAAAATTTAAATTAGAATATAGAAAATGTTCCAAAAAGTTGTGCAACGTGCGCAAAGGGGGTAAAAGTGGCGAAATTCGGCTAAAAAGGGCAAAAAACTGGCACAACTTTTTTTGCGCAAAGTTGTGCAAAAGTGTGCAAAAGTTGTGCCAGATCCTTTTTAAGCACTAATCTTCTTAAAGAAGTCATCAATTTGGTCATCAGTGTCCTTAAAGTCACTATCTACTTCAGGCTTAACCAATATGCAACCCCTAGTCCTTTTACCGTTCAAATTATAATGTGTATCGTTATAGTAACTTGTAATGTATTCATCCTTTGTTTGTAACCATTTTAGAATAGCATTTTTAACTGGACATTTGTTATTGCAAGTAACCTTAGTAACTTCATAAAGTTGGAACAGACCCTTTCTAAGTGGTTCATTAGCACTTATCTTTGTCTTTTTATCAGGGTCAAAGTTTACTTCAATTATATCATTGATAGCTTCAAGAATATCTGTAATCTTGAATACCCTATAGTTATCGCTTGCATTTTTAATACTGTGATTTTCAATAATGCTTGGTAAGTGTTCATCAAATAAGTTGTTTACATATTCTTGAGTAGCTTCTTCTTCTTCTGAATATGCATTCCAATTACAGAACTTCCTATCACCCAACTTTTGCTTTTCGCACATGTTCTTGAACAAAGTAAAGGCATCATAGTCACTATTTAATTTTTCCAAGTCATCATCTGTACACATCAAGAGTGCTTCACCATTCAATATTTGTGGGTATTGTTCAATCATCCATTGACGATAATCTACACACCATTGGATAAATTCTTTCTTTTGGCTTAACAATCTAGAAATCATTTCACCCTTTGGGATTATGTCCTTTTCATTGAAGTTCTTCTTGAATACAACAGGCATAGCTCTAGTTCTTCCGTGTTCGTCATTCACATAGAAGCTATTATTTGTCGCAATTGCTACACAAAGACCTTGTGGCTTCCAATTAATAGGGTTCAAATTTTTCTTTTCTAGTGTAATCATATCACCACCACTCAATGCCTTGAACTTGTCTGAATTGAATAAGCCAGATACACTCTTACAATCACTTAGATAAAGTAATTTCTTGTTAAATGCCTTTACAAGTCCAAATCTATCTTCTGGTGTAAAGTCGCTAACAGCCATATTGCTTACATATTCTTCTCCAATCAGGTCATTAAGAATGTTCAAGAATACACCCTTACCATCGTTACCTTGACCTCCAATAACTAATACTTGACGTCCTGTGAATTTGGCATTCAATACACAATGAATGAAATGAGCAATCTTTAGTTTATCCATCTTTTCATCGTAGAATCTGCCATTGCCAAAGAATCGTTCCCATTCACTAGGCAATTTAGGTTCGTTAGTTTGTTTGAAAGCTATTGGCAATGTCAAATGCTTAACTGCAATTTCCTTATCGTCATTACTAAATGTAGGAATTGTCTTTGTACGAGAAATATCAACAGGTAACAACAATCTCTTGCTTAGAACTTGAATTTGGTCTTCCAAGCTCCAAGTGCTATCTTTACCATTGTCAGGTACAATCGCACAAGAACCATAATACCATTTCTTCTTAGTCGTATTACCGTTGCCAGTAGGTTCATCAATACCGATTTGGTTAATATTGATACTAAGACATTCTAGGAATATTCTAGGAACACCAGCATTCATTAGCTTTTCTTCCAAGCTAACGGGTTCATTATCCCAATCAAAGCCCTCAATAGTTTGATAAGTCAATTTAGCCCAACTATCAAAGTCATTGTTGAATTGCTTAAAGAAAGCTGGCCAGAATTGTGTTTCATCATCAAGTGTATTTCCCAATAATTCTCGTTCAGTACCTTTTTTAATTTGTATTTGATACAATTTGTCGCAAAGATTTACATACAAGTTCTTGTCCTTATCCTTATACATTCTGTTAAAGATGAACGAATCATCTGCACTTGTATACTTGTTTCTGAATTTGTACGAAGTGAACAACTTTACATTCTTTGTTCTTGTATCGTCACCGCCATTTATAATATGGTCAATAGCTAAAGTTGCTTCGCTCTTGTTTTGATTAGCATGCAATCTTTCTTCCAATACAACTTTCTTAGCCAATAGAATATCTTTTACGAAAGTTTCCCAATCATAGCCATTACTTGTGTTGAAGAACCTGCTGAAGTTTGAAGCATTTACCGTCTTAGCTTCGCCAGGTTGGTCACTTCCATTACAATATTCAGTAATGCAACAAATTCCTTTTTCAAGGATTGTCTTTTCCTTTAGCTTAACCCATTGGTCACTATGGAACCAAAAGAACTCGCACCCGATACTTGTTGTTTGACAACTTCATATTGTCATTCAACTTGTCATTGAATTGTTCACGAATAGAATTAATCTTGTTGTTTAAAGCAACGTCTTTCATATTTGTATTTCTCCATTTGTTAATTATTCATTGAAATTGTTATAGAACTTGTATTTGATATTTAGAATGTTTTGAAGGTCTTTAACACTCATTCTGTTCTTATTAGAACTATCATCTGCATGTCCGTCACTAGCAATAATAATGTTTTGTTTTCCTCTTGTCAATGCCACATAAAGTGCATTGTATGATTTTAAGTTCAAATCTGAACTTGTGATATAGCAACAAACATTTTCCCATTCAAGTCCTTGTGCTTTATTAACGGTTATTGCGTATGCTAGTTTAAAGTTGATGTTAATATCATAGGAATTACACATAACCCTTGAACCATCCACTTGTGATTTTAGAATTACATCATTTTCAAAAAGGCTATCAACCTTGTATCTTGTGTTCCTGTAAACATTCACACCTTTAATCTTTGTAGTTTTGTCAGCAATCAATGGAACATTTCCATTAGTCATTTGTATTATGTTGTACAAATTTGTAAATGTAGAGTTGAAATTCAAATTTGGGAATCTAGCCATCAAAGACCTTTTATTGACATAATCAACATTGTTATTTGTACCGCAAATGAAACAATCTGAACTTGTCAATACAGCTAGATTCAAGTCATTAATCATCAAGTTAGGATTTAGTTGATTGTTCAAAATGTCATTTACCAAATCACGATATTCTGGAACATTTGCAAATCTATATTGTGTAGCATGTTTTTCTACCTTGTTTGGAAATTCTTTTATAATTGAATAAAGCAATGAGCCGCTACTAAGGAATGTAGGTATTTGGTCTATATCGCCCATAATGTAGAAGTCAGCATGTGAATTACAATTCAATATTTTGTTCAAAAGCGGAAGCCATTCAAAACCCCATTGACTGAACTCATCCATTACTATAATGTCAGAATCAGTGAAAATATCATCCTTACCTTTAGAAAAAAGAAAATTTGCCTTTGAACAACTACAAGTTTGTATGTGATTTACCTTTTGCTTAAACATATTGCAAATAGTGTTAGACAAACTAACTATTACACATCTTTTGTCCATTGTACATTCCTTAACAACACTCGTAGATTTACCACAACCAGCGTGTCCGTAATGTACCTTCACCTTTCTATTTGAAATTAATCCATGTAATTCTTCCAAACCATCTTCAATGTGTTTTGGAACAAAGTATTTCTTTTCAACATATGTAGGACTTTCATTGACTATTTTTTCTAATGAATCCTTGAACATTTGTTGTAATTCTGCAAGAGTAATCCAATTTGACAATTTGTTGGAAAACCTTTTTCCTAAAGAATTGTATAGCTTTGAGGCAGTGTCAAAATATATTTTCTTTGAAAGATTTTTTTGATTTGTTTGTTCTGAATACAAAGCATTTGCCAAATCATCACTTGGTAGGCCTAGTGGAAAAATAGTAGGATTTGTAGGGTTAGAAACCCAAGATTTTATGAAGTTTATTTGGGCTTGTCTTAATAACGTAATGTTTGATAGGTCAGCTTCGTGACCAAGAATAGCCAAGAAGTTTTTCCCATTCATAGTCTTTGGAAAAAGACCTTTGGACAATGTTAGAATACTATTATCTACATCTATCTTGTCTGTTTCATTGATAGATTCGGGATTTTGAATAGCTTGCGACAATAATATTGATTGGAAATTGTTTCCGTCTTTTGAATTTAAGCATAGTGCTTCTCCATTTGTTAATGTGTTAATTAAAAGAAAGTTGCCTTACCCAAGGTAAAGCAACTTCAACACATTTAATTAACGGAGAAATACACTCTACCCATAAGGGTTCGGACAAATAATAAGAAGATTTTTCAACCTTCATTATTATGTATAATAATATATACTAAAAAATTCACAATTTGGCAAATGAAATGTGAAATTTTGTTACAAGTTAAACTTTTAATTTGCTCTGGAAAACAAAAATGCCCCCGATTCTCCACCGTGAAAGGGTTGTGACCTAGCTAACGCAGTATAAAGTCCCAAGGGCTTATCCTTTTGATAGAATTTCGTATATCTATCTCTTCTTTATTTCGTGGAATCGGTGAGAATCGAACTCACCACATCAAACTTGCAAGGTTCAATCGCCTCCTTGGTACATGCGACCCCATAGGTGATAGCTTTTTAGTATGTATAAAAATCAAAGTTTTGTCATATTTGTGTCATGACTTTGTAAAATGTTTGTCATAACATGAATTGCCCTATTAAGAATACAAAAATGCCACCGTTGATGCTATCTCAGGTGGCTGGTGATTATGTGATTGATATGATAAATACTAAGAGCCGAGGGAATAGCTTGCAGGCATTGGTGGTTATTGAACAATGGCTATTCCTTGCAGACTCGGCATGGTGCAATTAGAAATCAAAGACTTGTTCGTAGGTCTGCTTCACGTCAATGGACTTGGTCAAGTTGTAAATAGATTCATCGTCCTTGTTAAAGTAGCTAACCATTCCGCATTCAATGCCATGATTTTTGCACATATTGTACATGTTCCAACAATGGGCACTGAAATCATTCAGGCTAATTCCTTTCTTGTTCAGCCATACCTTTGTAGCTTGCTCTCCCTTGAAGTATTCCTGGGTCTTCGGATTGACGAAGACGAAGTTCCAACCGTATTCACCAAAGATGATAGCGGCAATCATGTTCTTGGTAAGCTTAGTTGTCTTTGTCATAGTATTACCTTCCTTGTTGAGGTTGATGTTCTTTTGACATGTATAATGTACTAATTAATTATTCAGCCGTCAAGGGTAAAATGCTAAATACTAGGAAAAATTTAATTTACATTGGAGCTATCTATGGCAAAGTCATTAGGCAAGAATCAGTACATCAAGAAGAAAGTCAGACAAAGCAAGGAATGGAAGCAGTTAAGAATAGACATACAGGAAGAATATGACAATACCGACCCTATAACATTGAAGCCATTGCGTAAAGGGTTTAACGTCCATCACCTTGACGAAAGCGTTGATAATTACGGTAATTTGGATGACCATTCAAAGTTCCGCCCATTGAACAAGGCTACCCATGAATTTCTGCATGCAATTTACACGTATTACAGAAAAGACCCGAAAGTGCTGGACAGGATAAAGGAATTACTGGACCTTATGGTGCAATACAATGAAAATACATAAATACTAATGTAGAATGTAAAATACTGAATGTCACAAATCAGCATATTCTCAAGTGAGGTAAAAATACATGAATGAACAGGATTTAGAAGACCTTATAGAACGATTCAAGAAATTTGAGTCAGCTTCGTACGAAAAATATAGAGACCTTTTTGAACAAATTAAGAAAGACCGTCAGTTCATAACAGGAGATCAGGCAGATGACCTTGACCATACATTGACCGATGCCTCTATTGGTGATGGTGTCCCTTTAATGTCACTTAATGTAGTGCAGAACGCAATTCGCACAATAGTAAATACATACATCCCTAACCAATATCGTTGGGAGTATAATTCTAACGGACAAGTCAATAGTGACCTTAATTCAATAGCTGACCAATTCCTTTCTGACGCTGACAATTCTACAGCTACAGTAGAGGCTTTGACTAATTCAGTCGGTACTGCCCTAGGTGTACTTGTATTCTCAAATGATTATGACATTGATGGTTCTATAAAGCCTGTCCTATACTCTATTCCAGATGTTACAAATGTTCGTCTTGACCCTAACGCCTCAAAATTGAATTTCGCAGATGCGACAAAGGCAGCAATCGTTGAACTAAAATCTAAAGACTGGTTCAAGACTAATTACGGGATTGAATATCTTAACGAATACTATAAGCCATTGATTGATATTTCTGAAGAATATGACAGAAAGACATTGATGCCATTGGTAACGTATTATGAAAAGGTAGACAACCAAGGTACAAGCCAAATAATTTGTTACAAATTGGCTGGAAGCGAACTTTTGGAAGAACCACAGACTTTACCTTATTCTTACATTCCTGTAGTTCCAGTATTCGGTGAATCTGATTGGGTAAGTGCTTCCAAGCAATCTTGGACTGGCATTACTACTATAATGCGTCCAATTCAACGCATGATTAACTATGCATATCGTCAAATTATCATTCGTGCAAGCAAAGTCCCGAAAAATACCTGGGTAGGTGGAGACGAAGCATTGCAAGGAAGAGAGAAATATTGGCAAAATTCTGAACGAAATCTTAACCCGATTCGTATCTACAATGAATATTCTAAAGACCATACACGTAAGCTTGACCCACCACATCGTGAAGACAACCAAATTGTGTTCAATGACGTATCTGAACTAATGGATAAGTCGCTTCAGATGACTAACTCTATCGTAGGCATTCCTGCTATTGGATTAGAATCTCAAATTGAAAGGACAGCCACCGAAGTATTGGCTAACCAGAAGACATTCAACAACAACGTTCGTAACTACATTTACCACTTGAAGTATTCTATGCAGTTGATTGGATTGCTATTTGCAGAAGAAATGTATAAGCAACCTTTGTATGGAAAGATTAAAGTATCTGTAGTAGCTGGACCAGACGATGCGATGAGCAAGCAAGAAGCTAGAGTTCAGTTAGCTGCTTATGCAGGGTTGATTACTTCTGATGAAGACAAGCGTAAGTTGCTTATGGCAGAATGCGCAATTGAAAATGATAACCCATATATCAATAACTTTGCCAATAGCCTACAACCTTCACCAACTCAAGGCGAATTACAAGCACAACAAATGTTGGAACAGGCAAATACAGAGATTAAGGACAGAGATGCACAGATTATTGAACTTAAAAAGCAAATTAATGATTTACAAATGCAACAGCAACTTCAAGCATATTCTACAGAACAACAGATGTTGTTAAATAAGCAGAAATTTGAACAGGAAAAAGAAATGAAGATTCTTGAAGCCCAAATTAACGCTAACAACCCTGCTGAACAAGCAAAGACTCAAGCAGAGATTGATAAAGCGCAAATGGGTGTTGAAAAATCAGCTATTTCTTTACGCAAAGAACAAATTAAAGCCGTACAACAACAAGCTATACAAGGGGTAATCTAATGTTCGTATCTTTTTTGTCACAAGCAGACCTTATTTTAGATAGCAATGGTAACGTTATACCAGGTGGAAAGATTGAAGCCTTTGACCCTGTATCAAATAACCGAGTGGATATTTACACTTATGATGGCAGTAATGAACGATATACGATTGCACCTAACCCAGTATATCTTAATGGTGAATCACGTCCAGAGCACACTTACTTCTGTGATAGACTTGTTCTTTGCAGACTTTATAAGTACATTGGAAATTTTAGCGACCCTCGTGTTGATGATGACACTAATAACTGGGCATATGTAAGGGAATGGAACGGCTCATTTACTGAAGATACTGTCAAGAATGACACCATCATTTATGGTATAGAATCGCTTACAAAAGCAAATACTGGCTTAGGATCTGTAACAGTCGTTGGTTACTATAATGAACATGACTGCGAAGCTAGAACCTATTATTGGGATGCTAATTGTACGCAGACACCAGACAACGGTTACATCGTCAAGAGCAATGATAAAGATACTGGTCGTTGGATTCTAAAATTTGATGGTGAATACTTGCCATCTACATACTACGGTGTATATCCTGGTTCAGAAGCGAATATCAATGCGCTATTAACCTACGTAGATTCTGTAGGAACTGCTTCTATAAAGACTGCGCCTGGTGTATACTTCGTTCGTGGTTATTATAAGGCTTCATCTGTTGCCTTGACGACATCTAAGATGTTACTCATTGACAATGAATCTTCATTTACTAGAGCTTCAATTACATCTTCAAATGAAATAACAGTTATAGGTGGTGAGACTAACCATTTCATCACAGACCTTTATGGAGTAAAGACCGCACACAGTTCTTGGTATAAGACTCTTCAAGGATTTCTTGATAGCGGTGCTAAGGAACTTATCTTTGACCAGAACATAAACGTTACACAAGCTCCTGTAATGACAAAGAATACTACATTGCACAATGTTCACTTGGTCAATAACACCAACATGTATGCAGGTTGGATGGGATTCAATAACTTCATGCTGACTTTGGACAGATGCATAGTGGATGACCATTTGTTCTATCCTTCTACAGCTAGAATCTTTTTTCAAAATATGTTGGTGACTGACAGATACTTCATTCAGCCTACAGTTCAGAACATGGACATATCACGTATCAATTGTGACGATTTCAACTTCAATCTTTGCAATTTTGATAATGCAGCAATCTATCTTAAGTGGATGTATCAGAAAGGTTACACAGACATTGACATGCAAGGCAGACTAGTATCTGACATCGACTATGCACCATCGTTGATTGGATTGCACAATTGCCGATTCAATACCTTGACATTGAACGATTCTAGCAAGGAAGTATTCCTAGAAAATTGTCAAGGAACTATCAGATCAGTCAACGTAAAGACGTTGGCAGTTCACAAATGCAAATTGACAATTGACGTTAATGTTACATTAAATGGTGGTGTTCTTGACATCACTGATTCCGAGCTTCGCGGTTCAGGTACATTAAGTGCAGGAAATCAGTTCGCACTTAACATTGAACGTTCCAACGTATCACAGAACATTACTTTCCCTTACATTACTAACCCAGCTTCACAGTACTTTGACATTATCATTGACAATTCAAAAGTTACAGGTACCATTGAAGTTAAGAAGCTGACTATGACTAATTCTAAGGCTGGTACAGTGAAGATTTATGGTTCAGTAGGGAGTATGCCTTCAATTGGAAGTGTAAAATTGGAAAATAACGTCATTGACGACTTTGGATTCTTCACGGTAACTGGCTATGAACATATTGTAAGCAACTGCGCATTCGTACAGACAAGAATCGTCAATAACACGTTCAACAATTCTTTCACTTGTCCATTCTATGTAACAGGCTCTGACAGCAAAAAGTATGAGTTCATTTCTAGAATGCCATTACATGACTTCTTTTATAGAGGCAACAATGGTCTGTGTCCAATTGATTCTACACAGTTGGTTACTACTTTGCCTTACACTGATGGAGCCTATCAAGACGCTGACGAACATACTTGGAATCTGGAATTGACGCATACGTTCAGAATGTTCGTGCCTGGCGAAAGACTAGTTAAAGGAACTGTTTTGGGTGCAAAGATGGTTGAATTTTTCACTTCATACGGTTCAGGTACAGAATGTATAGCTCCAGTGAACTATGGGTTGTTCCACGCTGGTTCACAAGACAATTCAGACAATGACTATTTCTTGATGTGCTTAGCTACAGACTATCCTGCACTTGCTAACACTGTGATTACATTTATAAATAGTACAGTAGGAGTATAATATGACATTAAGAGCATTATTTCCAGTTACACAACAATTTCAGAACAAGAATGGTTCTAACCTTGTTGGCGGTAAAGTCTATATTTACTACCAAGGACGCACAGCTCTTGCTACTACATATCATGATGAAGAAGGAACTGTTGTAAATGCTAACCCCGTCCTTCTTGACAATAACGGTCGTGCGACTGTATTTGCTGACACGATTTATTCTTACACGATTGTTGTATGCGACTTCTACGGCAAAGAGTTATTCTCTCAAGACATTACATTACATGACGCTATTTCAACCGCAGAAGATGTAATAGTCATGGGTTCTAACGGATCTGTAAAAGTTGATACTACTACTTTGCCCAACGGTGTTCAGTATGACCTTTCAGTAAATACTGACATTATCGCAACTAAAGAATCAGTAGCCAATAAGAAAGATAAACAGACTGAGTTAGCCTTCAATGGATCTGCTACTAAGACAGTAA